AATTTTCTGTCTTAGACGGACTATCTTCATCATCATAATGTAATTCCGCAAATCCATATATTAGATTTGATAACGATCCAGATTTATAAAACACAGTTTCGTATTCTACATTCATTGTATGCTGCATCACCTCACCACCAGATGCAGCATTATGCTCGCCATGTTGAAAACTTTTTATTATTGGGTTAACCAAGGTGTATTCACTGAAATTTTTGTCGTGTAAACTGTATATTCGAATGGCTTTTAAATACGGTGCTTTATCACGAGCAGCATATCCCCATCCATTGATACCCCTCACATTATTGATCTCTTCATGAACTCTGCCCATTTGAGATAAATCATCACTGCTGCCATGGTCACTAGTGCGATAATAGTATTTATAATAATCGTTCCAAAAATCTCTTACCCTGTCAGCACTATCATCGTGAAATTGAATCGTGACTGGGTCGTAGTTAATTTTAGTTTGAATAATGTGTGGGCGATTGTATGCGTTTAGAGTTTTAGTATCAATGGTAAATTTTGGTAGCCCAACTTGTTTAACCATCATTCCTAACTCGACTTGCTGACTACCTTTGCCCTCTGTCAGATCAAAAAATACATGATACAGAAAGGTATATTTCGGAGCCAACTCATAATGGTTGGCAACATATAACTTCGAAGCATGTTTCCAGTCTTTAAATTGTGTGCTCATATCATTATTTATGGCAAAAAAATAGGGCCAATTTTTGACCCTATTTCATCTTACCTTAAAGGTGTTATTAGTTTGAAGATACGCCGTGTGTTCTTCCTACATCAATGCCGACACCACTACCTTGTGGTTTCTGTAAAGCGTTATCCATCATGATGTTAAGCGTAATTTCAACTGGATCATTCGACGCATAATCCATATCGCCGTATTCAACGCCAGACAATAAGCAACCATACATTTCCCAAGTCTCTAATACTGCTGGCTCGTGTGATCCATTACCGCCATCAAGCATTTCAAGTCGAGTAATAAACTTATAGTCAATACCTGAGGCAGCACTGGATTGTTCCATAAAGTCAAATTGTTTTTGCAACTGTTCAGCAACTAACTTGCTTACATTACCTACTGCATCATCGCGAAGTACGCAAGTAACTGGTTCCCATTTTGGTTTTCCAGTTAAATTAATTTTACTGTTATAAACATCAATCGTAATCGTTTCAAAGGTTGGACTTGGACGTTTAAAAGTTTTAACTTGCTTTGTAAGTTCAACAAGTTCAGAACTTACACCAAAACCTTCAAAAGTGACGCGATAGCGAAACTTTAGTTTCGGCATCAACATACCTTGGGTGGATGCACTTTGGTTAGTTGCCAAAGGTACGGTAAATTTGGTTAACGATGAAATAGACATATTTTACTCCTGTAAGCACCTTATATGGTGCTGTATAAAGATATTTATAGTTTTTCACCAAATTTACTCGTATTTAGCATACGGCATTATATGGGTAGTTAACTTTTTTCCAGTATAGTTCGCATACGACTAAATAGTGGTATGAAAGACAAAATTACCAAGTTTCTATTAGACTGCCCGGCAAAAATGCGGCAGAGAAAAATTAAAGTGAAAGATGATTTTTGCGAGTGGCTTAATCGCGAGTATCCAAAGGTATCACTTGCCGGACAAATTAATGCCATCCTTACTAGCAGTTCACCATATTGCTCAGTCTGTGGGGCACCAGTTAAGACAGTGGGCAAAAAAACGTGCTCACTGCTATGCCGCAGTAAGATAGTTGACACAGGTGAAAGAGTCAAAAAGCAAAAAGAAACACTTCGAAAAAAATACGGGGTAGATAACATACGCAACATCGACGGTGCTGAAAATCGTAGAAAAGAATCTATGATTAAAAAATATGGAGCATTAGTATCTGATGTGACACGGCAAAAAGCAAAAGAGCGTAGTAGCGAACTTCAAAATAAAGGCCGCAAGACATTAACTGAAAAATATGGTGTCGCAAACCCAAGCCAGTTAGAAGACCATAGAGAAAAATGTATTTCAACGCTAAATGAGCATTACCAAGTTAGTAACTACTTTTTGTCAGCAGAGTTTAAGCAAAAATCCATAGAGCAAGCCGCCAGTAACTGGGGTTCTTTTGTTCCAAATACCATTGAAATATTAGAAATAGCAGATCCTAGTGAGAGTAAAACTGCTAACTTTGGCAATCCAAACAAGTCAATTAAGTTTAAATGTATTGTGTGTAACTCTGTTGAGGAAGTTCCATCAGAAACAGTCAAATGGAGAATCCAAAATACTGGCACTTGCTGTTATTCCTGTAGTGGTATGAGCAAAGGCTCGGTAATGGAAAATGATGTCAGAAAATTCATTCATTCTCTTGGATTCTCAACTTTGGATAATAGTAGAGATTTAATTTCTGGCAAGGAAATAGATATATTTGTTTCAGAAAAAGATATCGGGATTGAATTTAACGGATTATTTTGGCATAATGATTTACGGGTAAGTAAGCATTATCATTCAGAGAAACTAAACTTGGCCACTAGCAAAGGAATTCGACTGATTCAAATATTTGAAGATGAATGGCTACATCAACCTGATGTAGTTAAAAGTAGGTTAAAAAATATATTGGGCATAACTGGGCGAAAAGTGTTTGCTAGAAAATGTATGGTTAAAGAGATATCATTTAATGAGGAACGAGATTTCTTAATTAAAAACCATTTGCAGGGATACAGCAAATCTTCAGTTAAACTTGGGCTATTTCATAATAGCGAACTACTATCAGTTATGACTTTTTCAAAGCCAAATATATCAAAAGGGCAAAAATCAGAACCTGGATTTTGGGAGTTACTGCGGTTCGCAAACGATATTGATACAACTGTAGTTGGTGGTGCTAGCAAACTATTACGATATTTCATTACTAACTATACCCCTTCTAAAATTATTTCATTTGCTGACAAAAGATGGTCACAAGGTAATCTATACTCTAAACTTGGATTCGCTTTTGTCGCAGATACTACTGAAAACTATTGGTATATCAACTCGCGAGAGGTAAAAAGAATACACAGATTTAGTATGCGAAAAAATAAAGATGACGATCAAGCAAAAACTGAATATGCGAATAGACTTGATCAGGGGTATTTACGGATATGGGATTGTGGCAGTAGCAAATGGGTCTGGACCGCTAACTCATAAAAATAGGGGCTTTCGCCCCTATTTTTCTATTACTGGACTTACTTGCCAGATGATTTAATACCGCCTGGATTTTTCAATCTGATTGGAATGTAAATAAATTCAACTGCCTTCATAGGTTCTATAGCAACGTCAACATACAACTCATTACGAGCAATACGTGCGTTATCGTTATTCGACTCATCGCAAATCACTAAGTAGTCGTATACACCGCGTTTAACAATCAAATCGTTCAACGCATTAGAAATAACTTGCTTAACTTGGTTGCGTGTAATCGCATCGTTTGGCTCGAACAAGAACGCATCTGTAGCGTGAGCTAAAATAGTTCTTATGTAGTTAATCAATCTAGCGACGTTAACACGATCCATTGAGCTGGAATATCCTTGACGTGTTTTGTTGCCAAAGTTAACTAGGCCAACTGCTGGAAGCAATGTCAATGGGTTAATGTTCAGTTGATACAAAGCATCGCGTAAACCTTGGTTGACACCATTACGCACAAAACTACCGTTAGCTGGGTTTACATAACCAATGTCAGTCGCATTGTCAATCAACCCGCGACGTAGACCAGCGTAAGCAAACCATGGATACGACACATAATCGCTCTTGATAGCAGCACGTAAAATCATATGGCTTGGAGGCATAACGATTGTATTACCTTGTAAGTCATTGGCTAACCCACTTGGATAGTAAACACCCAAGTATGGATCGGCGGTGGACAAGCCTTCGCCAGTTGAGTTGGTTGACCAAGCTGTAATGTCCATAACTTTGGCTGGCAAGTCCATTGGCGTGTCACCAATGATGAACCCAGTGTTTTTGCGATCGTTGTTCAACATCACCATGTTACTGATCAGCTCTGGATAGCCTGGAGCAGCAAGCAAGTTAAACGCAAAACTTTCTTCACGCACTGTTTCATTGCCGTCAAGGGCTGCTTTCATTGCGCGTGTAATCATCACACGTTGAGCGTGTCTACCAGTGTATGGTGAGCCATCGTTCTTCAACCCACTTGATGTTACCCATGTAGCTTTTTGCGCAGGTAACACGGAAGCGTTTGGATAAGCAATATCGTTGAAGTAGTTAGAAACGAAATGTTTCACATTGTAACCGCTACGGCGCAAGTTAAATAGCAGTGTGCCACGCGGGTAAAGTCTGTAGTCTGGAGCATCTAAATCAGTGTAGTTGCTGGTAAGCAAATCTGAAATCTTAGGTAGTGCGCCAGCAACTGGATCAGCAGTACCATTTAAATCCCAACGTGCGTCCGCAAACACAACACCATTTTGCGTCACTACGTCAGTATTATCAACTAACTGCCACTTAGTACCAGTATAACGAGAGATTACTGGGAAATGCTCCAAATCACCAGTGTTAATCCACAAGTCGCCCTTAACTAACCCATTGCCAGTGGATTGTGTCAACGGTGCGGTTGGTGATAGTAACACGCCTTGCGGGTCAGTTTGCTGCAAGTTGTATCCGCGAGCGTCATTAGGCACATTGCGATAGCCCTTCCAACCACCTGCGTCATTTA